TTTAGCTTTAAGTAAGTAAGGTAAGTTATGGTATAATCTTTTATATAAAGATTTATTGACATCATTTTGAGGAATAGGATCATTAGATGCTGATATTAAGGTATCAATATATTCAAATCCAGTTGGCACTGTTGGAAGGGTGGATGGGGACGAACCTCCATAAGGATCTATACCATAAACTCCAAATCCATACTGAGTAAGGAAAGGAGTTACTATATTTGGGAATGGAAATAAGCTACCTTCAGGAGTTAATCCTAAGAAAGCAGTAAATAAATCATCATTAGAAAAATTGTTTTGATATAATTTAACTCCAAAATCTTTTATTGCGTCAGCTACTAAATCTTTAGATACCCCATAATCTAATCTATTATCAGAATTAAACTTTTCAGTAACATCCTTAATATAAATCCAAATATTATCATAATGTTGAGCTACCATATCAATAAACAATTCATATTGTCTATTATCAGGATTATCTTTTAGATATGAAGGTATTGAAAATGTTAGATTATCTTTATTTTCATCATCAAAACGAGAAGCAGATAAAGCTATTCCTCCAAAGTCTGTAGAAGTTTCATCAGCACTTCCAAGCCAGCTTACAGCTTCAGAACTTGCTACTTTAGTTAATAAATATGGAGGAGAAGAAGTTGTTTTAGGCCAAGCATATGAACTACTTTCATAATATAAAATATACTCATAATGATCAAAATTAGTTATTATATCATTAATTTTATTTTTAAAAATAGTTGTACTTCCAACAGCTACAGATGAAGCAGAAGTTGGACCTGTTATGCTTGATTCTATAGTAGATATTGAAGCTGAGTGTTGTTCTAGTAAATTTACTTTATAAGTAAAATTTTCAAGTCTGGTTTTAGCGGAGCTTAAATGAATGAAGTTTGAAAAGTTACTATAATCAATATTAACGGAAATTTCTTTCTTATTTAATAAACTATTAATTTGATTTGTAGATGATGATAATGAGGTTTTAACTATATCTGAATGAGATAAATTTAAGGTTGAGTTATTAACTTGATCTTTTAGTTCTAAATTAAAATTAGGACCTTGAAGTGGAAGTGAATCTTCAATTATTATAGGTTCCTCTATAAATTCTATATTATAAGCTAGAGGATTATCTATTAAAGTTACGACCCATAATTCAGATTTTACATCATAATTATCAGGGAGAGGTTTGTATAATTTAACTAATATTGTAGGGTTAAGTGGATCAGTTTCAGATAAAACTATATTATTAGCTATTATTAAATTATTATTTCCAAAATTGATATAAAAATCTAAAAAATATTCACTATACTCTCTTTCAAGAAAAAATGTTTGGGTTTGTTCTCGTAAAGATGTGTTTTCTAAATTATTACTTTCTAATCTTATTTCAGTTCTGTCAGAGGATATTTCAGATATATATAAGGTTTCTAAATTTGATCCAATTTTTTTAGAAAGAATATTATAATAAACATTATATTTTCCTTGACTATATCCTATACCTTCTAAATCAGTTTGAGGATCAATGTTTATTTTATTTATATCTGAAGAAAGGGATGATTGACCATCATCTAATATAGTGTAAGAATTGTAATTAGAATTTATATTTAGTAAATTATTATTTAAATCATAAATACTATACTCAATATAACCTGTAGAGTCTAATTTAGTATCAATTTCAAAAGATGAAATTAAGTTTTCATCTTGAGAATTATACTCTACTTGATTATCAATTAGAGTTGGAGTTATTTGACTTATGTTAACCATTTTATATTTATTTTCTTAAATGATAAGGATAAAATTTAATATCCTCCACCACCACCTCCACCAGATGACCCACCAGATGATCCACCAGATGATCCACCAGATGATCCACCAGTTATTCCTACACTAAGAGAAGGTGGTAGAGTATCTAAAACTGAAGAGGCACCTAAAGATGATTTTGTTTCCAATTCTATTGTTTGTTTTTCTGAATTTAATAATTCTATTCTTAATTGGGAAATTTCTTTTTGGAGCTCATTAATTATTTCTCTATTAGCTTCAAAATTGATATACTCTGAACTTTGTTGGATTAAGTATTCATGTGAGTTAAGTTCTCCAAATTCAGGAATTTCATAAAATAATTGATTATATAGGGAAAAAAATTCTTCAGTAGTAGGTTGGGCCTCTAATTCTTCTTGAATAGTGGTCACTCCTAATTCACTAAATGCAGTATCAATTACTTTAGAGTATTGATCTTTATTAAAAACAGTTTTATTTAAATTAATCTCTTCGCTCATTATCCATTAATTATTTTAAAGTAATAATTATCATCATATATTTTAGTTGAACCATCTATATGCGTTTTAATTAATAGTTTATAATATCTTTCAGGCTCTAATCCATTCATATAAATATCAAAATAATTACTTGTTGAGTCAGCACTAATTTTAGTGTATTGGGTATCAAAATCAATTACATATTCATCAGTATCTAAATCTTTTAAAGCATAAAATGAAGATGTTGGTAAGAAATTTTTACCTAAAAAATATGAACTTGTTTGAAAAGTTCTAGGAGGATACATAGGACTAACATTAAGTCTAAATCTATTAATAGAATTAATATTAAACACACCTGGATTTTCTGCTAAAGACATCTTAATATTAGAGTCAGTAACTATACTTGATGTAAGAGATCCTGTTAATACAGTAGTAAAATCAACCCACTTAAACTCTAATTGGGGTGGGTAAATAGTATTAGTATCAACACTATAGTATTTAAATATAGGTTGTTGAGAAGAAGTGGTAAAAAATTCACCAGCTGTTGACTCACCTGAAGTATTAACACTACTAGTTAATTTAACTAAGAATCCATTATTACCAAATCCTTTATCTCCAGATACAAAGGCTCTATCATACCAATTATTAACTATTTCTTTTGTACTTACATTTAAATCTTTATTACTTCTTAAAGTAAAAGATTGAGTTACTTTATATATGTTAACATTTCCTGTTTCATAGATCCAATTTCCTCCTCCGGCGACTGAGTATGTTGAGTCAAATGAACCTGTAATTCTTTTGCTATCAAATACAGCTCCCATAGACCAAGCATCTATATTTTTAGATGATCTATCAACCCAAGTACAACCATCTGTTGTTTCAGGACTATCTCCAAATTCTCCAGTTCCATTATTCCAAGGTTGACCAGCTGGATATATTTCTAAAATTTGAGTATTACTTACTCCTGAAGCTTCAGCTATAAAAGTTCTAAAATTAACATCCCATATAGTAGTACTTCCTGTAACTATTTTATTATTGATAACATCTACTATTTCATCAGTATCAAATTGGGTAAGAAATCTAGCAATATCAGGTGTTCCATCTATTCCTATAATATTACTCGCTTCAAGAATAGCATCCATCCCAAAATTAGCATTTGGAGTTAAGGAGTATAGGGTAGAGTCTTGAGTTGGAAAGATTTTATATATAGCCATGTTTATAAATATTATAATGGAACAACTTTTCCTTTAATGTCTTGGGTAGGATATTTAACTTCAAATATACTTGGATCTAATGATGGGTATATTACTTGATTACTTGTAGCACCTTCTATATCATAAGAATATTGAGAATATCCTGATGTAGTTCCAGCTTTATTTGATATATTTAAAGATTTTACAGTTTGAATACCTTCTATTTTATCTAATAAAATAAATAAATCTCTTAATATAATAGGTTGATTTATTTGCCATTTATCTATATCAAAATAATTTTCTAATTCTTGGATGCAACTTAAAAGTATTTCAGTATTAATAAAATCAGGTAAAACTACAATTTCAAAATTAATAGCTATATTAATAATAAAAGCATCTCTGATCTCAATATTATCACCTATAATTCTATATTGAGATAAATAGGTTCTTATATTTTTCTTTAGTGTGTTTGAGGGTTGAGTTAAATAACCTTCAGAAGTTAAACCTAAACAAAATAAATTTAAGGTTTCAATTGTTGAAACTTGTGTATCTGTTAATTTAGGTTTTTCCATATAAACTTTAGATACAGAACCATATTCAGAAGGTATACTTAAAGTTCTAACTAAGTAATCTTCAGCAGTTACAGCTCTTTGTTGAGAAGCTACAGATGCTAAAGTATTTTGCCTTATTTCTTCTAAAGTATCTCCTCCTTTCCCCCCACTAGCAGCTAAAGGATTATTTGATGATAGTGAATTAAATATATAGTTAGCAATAGTAGTATTTAAATTAATTTTATTAAAGATTATGGTTTCAGTTTGAAGATTTGTTAATGAATTAGAGGGAACATTAGAACTAACCCCCCCACCTGTTAAATATCTTACATTTAAACTAGTGTTTGAAGGAGCAATTCCATAAGTATCAGTATATAAAAAATTAGTAGGAGAATAAGCTGATGTTAATTTATCTTGATTAGATAATAAACCTATTCCAACATTATTAGGATTAGGAATAATATTTTCATCATTATCTGTAGATGTACCTGCCCCAAATTGGATTTGAAGATTTGTTAAGGAAGTAAATCTTGTAGAAAATCTTGTTTGAACTTTTTTTAAACTTAATAAATAAGGTACTTCACCACTATCTTGAACATTATTAGGATCATTAGGATTGGTATTATTAATTTTTTCATATATCATTTCCTGTCCTAAATGATCAACTTCACTCCATATATTACCATTAGTATCTGTTATGTCTAATATTTTAATAATATTAGTATCATTTAAATTAATTGTTGTAAATGATTGAGGTGATCCAAAATTATATAGGGAGGATTGAATAGTGGAGGATATAGCTCTTCTTGTTTTCTTTAAAAGATAATATTGCGGGGCATTATTTGAGATCTGATATATTGATATCTCAGTAGGATCTTGAGAGGATGAAAATGTAAAATCAATTTTATCTTGAATTATAAAACTTTGATCTCCACCAACAGTAGATGTTACAGAAGTATTTTCTGGGATTGTTAAAGCATAATCATAATCAGGAACTACTATCCCATCAACTGTTTTTGCTGGGAGTTGTTGGTAGAAATCTATATCTACTTGAGCTACACCTGTTGTTTTAGGTTTATATCCATACATGTAAGCTAGTTCAAATATATTATTTGTTTGTCTAGCATATTGTAAAAAGTTTTCTTGAATTTGATTATCTAAATAGAAACTTAAAATATCACCAACATAGGCAGACTGTTCCATAAATAACATTCCTGGAGATGCTGGGGAGAAGTCATTGTAAGTATTTGGAAAGTATGTTTGAGAAAACTCAATAAGTCTACTTCGAAGAGATGAAAAGTCTCTATTTAAGTATTTTATATCACGTTTAGGAGTAGCCATATTATAAGTCTAAAGTTATATTATCATTGATATTAGTATTAGCAACTTGGTAATTTATATCAACTATAAGAGAATTAAAATCTACATTTTGGGAAACATTTAATGAAGTAAGAATAATATTAGGAAAAAATTCCACTATTTTAGTAGAAATATCTTCTTTTAAAAAATCTATATTACCATCATTTATTTGTTTAAATAAAAAATCTCTTAAACCACCCCCAAATTCAGGATCTAAAAAATGCTCTCCTGGATTTGTTAAGAAATAATTAATTAGATTATTCTTTATAGCATTTTGAGTTTGAAAATTAGATTTAAAAACGGCATTACCATTAAAAGGAAGATCAATTCCAACAGCTGCTGAGCTATTAAAATCAATAGGGGATATCTGTTGTTCGTTAAAAGGCATTATGTACTACTAAGTAAATTTCCAATTTGATCTAAACTAACAGAACCTTGTGGGAGTTGTCCATTTACAGGATCCATACCCATAGTATTCATAGGAACAGCATCTTGAGATGTAAAAGACATTTTTGTATCTTCTAAAGCTCCCATCATATTTTCATATTTAGCTTTCATATCTCTGTTAGGAGTTGGAGTTGGTTTATTGCTAATATTAACTGGAGGTAGGATAGATTCATTAACTATAGTTTTAGGAGATTTAATTGCTTCTAATAAAATATCCTTTAATTCATCTTGAATTGCTTCTCTTACCGCTTCTTTAATTAAATTTTTTAATTGTAATGTTTTCATCTATTATAAATATTTGATTAATTTGCTTTTAATTTATTTTGTTTTATATAAAATATTAATTCATCTATTAATATTTGATCAATAGAACTAAATGAGTATTTTCCTTTTAACATTATTATTCCTGCTCCATTTCTAGCTATAGCTCTTCTACGTTTTACAGTTTTAGTTGTATTTTCTGTTTCAATACTCATTTCAAATCCATTTATATTTGTGATTATGGGAGAAGATTGTCTAGCTTCTTCTTTACCTATATCTCTTATTTCAGCACTAATTTCTTCAGATTCAATATTTGTTGGAGATAATTCGGCACTAAATTGAACAAACATATCTAATATATCTAATAAATCTACAACTGTTCCTAAAGTTGTTTCTAGTAATCTTAAAATAGATAAAGATGTTTTAGTTATATGTTTAGCTTGTACTATCCTAACATCTAAAACTGTTTTAGCATCTTGTACATTATTAACTACAGAAATTGGTATTCCTACTCCAAGTACAGCTGTTGGGACAGGAAGAACTTTTAAAATTTGATAGGATGTATCAGTAATATCAATAAGGTCATCAGCTACTTCTAAAATTAAGGTTGTATCTTCTACTATTTTAAGAGTATCATTAAGAACTTTTACAAGTTTATTTTTTTTCTTAATTATTTTTTTTACGTCTTCTTCACTAGGATTTAAAATTGCGTCTTTTATCTTATCAAATTCTTTTTGAGCATCTTCTTTAATTCCACTTTTTTTAGCTTTAATTAAAGGAGCTAGTTGGCTAACACCATATATTGCTATTAATGTTAATAATAAGGGTATAACTATTGATTTTAATTTAGCTATAGCATCAGCTGTTTGTTTTTGAAGATTAAATTCATAAGTAACATCCTTTTGGGTATATTCTTTTATTTGGATCTTAGGAAATTGTAGGAATTTTCTTATTTGTTTTGCTAGATCACCTTCAAGTCTTCTTAAAGGAATTATTCCTATACCTTTATTTGGCCTTTCTTCTAAGTCTGCTCTATATCCTTTTAATTTTCCGGTGGATGTGTAAGGAGTATATTGTTTTGGAAGATATCTAAATGTTCTTGGTTCTTGATTAGCTTCAGTAGCTGGTTCTGTATATTTTTTTAAGGTAATTGTTAACCCAAATAAACTAGGATCAATAATTCCTAGATCAACTAATATAGAAGGAATTACAGGATGTTCTATTTCAAATTTACCATTTTTATCTGTCACTGATGATTTTCGGTTTGGGAGTAATGAAAATGGATTTCTTACTTTAACTCCTGGTAAGGGTGCGTTAGTTTTATCATCAACTATTTGTCCTACAACTGTACCAAATTCTATTTTTGAAGGAAAGTTTTCAAAAGGATTAAGAGATGAGGTATTTACAGAAGAACCAGAAATTGTAAATTTTCCAGTTTGTTTATCTTTAAAAGTAGATTGAACTTGAGCTAAAAGAGCTGCTCCTCCAGGTTTATCTAAGATTTTTTCTAATTCTTTATCTAGATCAATACCTATTAAGTCTAATGCATATCTTAGATCTAATGTAGGAATACTAAATGAGGCTGAAGCTAAAAATTCTATTCCTGTAGCTTCTCCAAGAGCACTAAGGGAACCTTGAAGTGAGTTAACCTCTCCTCCAAGTTGGTTTCCAAGTTTAAGAGTTTGACCAAGTTCATTATATCCCCAAGATGCCGTAGTTGGGGAAGATATTGAAGGATTATTAGAGTAAGGTTGGATGAAGTTTGGGTTTGAATATTCTATAGTAGTAGGATCTTGAGGAGGTAAAGAAGGTATTTCAAATGAAGTATTTCCTAAAATTAATTCAAAGAAAACTTTACTAACTTCACCTGTTTCTTCTATATTATTCTCTCTTTGCTTAAGTATTACAGAAGATTTAGTACCATCACCAAAATCACCATCGGCCCCAATTCCTAAACCTTGTTGAAGTGTCTTTACATTAGGACCCTTTGATCCCACCTTTAAGGAAAAACTATCATTAGCCATTATTGTACTTTTGTAGTTTTAGATTTAAGACTATTATTATTTAGTAAAGATAAAATACCATCATCACTATCAATTTGTGTTATTACATTACCTGCTATTGCATTAAATGATGTTTTAAGTGCTCCTCCAGGCCAATCTTTTTGAACTTCAAGTATAGAAGCTAAATTTTTAACAGCTTCTGTTAATAGTATTAGAACTTCAACAGTATTATCTCCTAATAAGACAGGCTGTTCAGCTCTTATAGATCCCAATTTAATATCATTAGAACTAATACAATGTGAGACAGCATCTATATTTACACTTCCTACAGTAGACATACCTATAGATTTTTGAGAACTTAATAGTACATGATCATTTTTAGCATTAATTACAATTCTATCAGAATTTAAAACTATCTGAGGATCTGTATATCGACTAGGGGCTATAGGTTTAATTTTATATGAATCATATAATTCTCTACTAGCTGCATTAAAATTATTTAATTTTTGATATGATGTTAAGTATATACTAGATAAATCTGAGTTTATATTTTCAGTTATAGGAACCCATCCTTTATCACTTGATTTTTTAGGTTGTCCATTTCTTAAAATTGTAATAGGATCTCCTTCAGTACCTACTGTTGACCATAAATTTTTATAATTACTTTTTGATTTAGCTGTTGTTCCTAATCTTAAACTTTGACCAAATCTTCCTTCATAAATAATATCTCCCATAAAAGGCATTAAAGGATGAATGTTAGTTCTTTCTTTAAAAGTATTTTGACTTGAGTTAAGAGGACTGTTTAAATTAATTTTTGGAGGTTCATCAGGAACTTTATTTACTGATCCTCCTTCAACTTGTTGGTAGTCTTTTTTTTGGGATTGAGGTTGATTATCTTCTACTGGGTTAGGATAAGCATTATGGTGTGGGTGATTCCAAAGATTAATATTATTAATATAATAATAGGATTTTGAATTTAAATTTTCTCCTATTAGAGTGTCAGGAAGATAAAATAAAAGAACTATTTCATTAATAAGAGGATATGTTTTATTTTGAGGATGTAAGGGTTTAGCTATTTGATCATCTTTAGTAGATTCTACTCCGGGAAGAATTGAATAAAATATAGTACCTAAACCATTTAGACCTCCAACATCATTAAATTTAGGATGATTTTCATCTAAAACAATATCATTTACTCTACCAGCTATAACTTTACCATTTAAAGTAGCTAGTGAGTTATTAAATTTATCTTGTGATCCTTTTGGATTTGATAAATTTCTATTTAATCCATTAAGACCTGTTCTATTTATCATCCTTACCTCCGTTAAAATTTTCTATCTCTTGAAAGAGTTGTTTTTTTTCATCTTCAGTTAAACCAAACCCCCCATCCTCACTAGTACTATTATTTAGAGCTCTTTGAATAATAGTAGACATTTTAATAAGTTGTTCATCATTTTTAATACCTAAGTCCATATATTCTTTAATAAGGGGAACTATTAGGGTAGCATCTCCAATATCATTAATTAAAGGTTTTAATTCTTGTATTAAAGCTGATATTTGGGATTCTTTACGTTTTTGGTTTTCATATATCTCAGATAGAATGTCAGAGAATTTTTTCTTACCAAATATTTTTTTATCAAGATTACCCATAATAAATTGATTTTGTTATAAATATTAAATATTTAACAGGTTTCAAAATCAACATACCCATTTTCTAGGTAAAATGTATATTTTTCTTTAAATATATCACTTAGTTTATTAGATACTTTAGTAATTTTAGGTGTTTTAAAATCACCTAATTCACGTATATGTAGATATAATGCTTTCTTACTAAAAATATCAATATCTTCTCGTTTTCTAAATAAATCTAAAACAGCATCTGCAACTTTGGCATCATTAGATTTAGGAAATAGATCATAAATATTGTCTGTAATATACTCTACATACTCATCTAAAAAATTAGCTAATCTATCATTAGGAGTAATAACTTCATCTAATCCATAAGAGTGGGAAATATCCTGAGCTAAGTCTTCAATAGTATCTTTTTTAATTTTTTTACCATAATTACCATTACAATAATTAATTAACCATCGCTTAGTAATTGTTCCAAAATATGAGTAAGCTTTAGGTGGAGTTAGTTTTTTTAATTTTCCAAAACATTCTTCATCTAAAACATCCTTATAATCTTCAATAAATGTATTTATTTGTTCTTGGGTTATTTTATCACTATTATTAGTAAATTCAAGAAATGTTCCTTTTTTAAATATCCCATATTTTTCAGCAAATGCTGCTTTTCTTTCAAGCATGAATATAAATTCATCTTGAGTTAATTGAGGACCAGGATCAACTTCTATATTATTTATTAATTCATCTTTATAATCCTTTAGATAATCCTCATAATTTCCATATTGATATTTTCTAACTATAATTCTATGTAATCTATCATCAATACTTTTACTATGATGATACAGGTGAAGTTTTCCTAATAGAAAAACCTCTATTTCATGTTGTAAATGTTCTAAATCTTCTACTTCTGTATGATAAAACTTAAAAGTATGAATTATATTTTGAGTTAACTTAAAAAAAGGATAATGGATATACTTAGAATATAATCTACTTCTTTCATCTGCATTATCAGTTTTATTAAACAGTAAGATAGCATCTTCAGCTTCATGAGTAAAATAATTTCTTTTCTGTTTAGGTCTTCTTCTTTTTATTCTAGCCATTGTTTGTTTCTTTAACTTCTTTAACCTGGAATTCATTTAAAATTCCTTGAATTTGTGTTACCTGATCAAAGAAAAAACCAATCTCATCATCTGACTTGAAAGTACCTTTTTCATCAATTTCTTTTAATCTCTTGTCTGAAAGTTCAATACATCTAGATATTCGGTCTAGATATAACATATAAGAAGATAATATGTCTTCTTGTTTTTCATTCTTTCTAAGTAGGTTAATTGTAGTAAATCCTAAAATTCCTGCTACTACTACTCCTAATGCTAATAATATTATCGTTAATAAACTCATAATCCTTGTAATAAATTATTTAAACTGTTGCTTTTGATACTGCCTAATGCCTTATCTTTAGTTGTTTTATTCGTTGATTTTAGCTTAAAGTTGTCCTCTTTTTCTACTTCTCCCCTTAATTTAGGCAACCACTCACGTTCAAACTCAATTCTAGCTGCCATTAAATCTCCTTGATGAACTATATAAGGAAGACTTGTTCTAGGTTTTTGTCCTGGGGTATATGAAAATAAATATTTTTTATTAGCTTCATCATATAAACCATCATGTGTCTGAATAGTTATCATCTCATTAAATGTATATTGTACTCCATGAGATTGTAAGAGAAATAAACTTCTATCAGGAACAGATGCAAATGGAACTTTTTCATTAAACTTATAATCTTCTCCTAATTTATCTCTCCTCCACTTATCATCTTGAGGTATGTATGAGTCATGTTCCTCATCCCCCATTTTTCCTAAATCATGATTTATAGCAGAAAATACTAATTCTTCAATAGTATAAGTTGTTTTATCAACTCCCATTTCGGACCAAACAGAATTAACTTTAAGACTACATTCAATAACCCGGTTAACGTGATCAATATAACCTCCGGGAAATGAATTGTGGTATTCTTTTTTATGTGCCGCGGGCATTAAGACTAAACGGTCTTCAAATTTTT